CCCGCCGTGCTTGTGGCCTGCCTCGGCTGCGCGCGCGGCGGGGATGTTGACTGCGGGGACGTTGACTGGCTGTGCCGGTTCACGGCTTACTGCATGGTGCGGAGTTCGGCCAATCGCGGAGACCGCGCCGACGGCGCGCTGGCGCTGGCCTGGAAGATAGTTCCGGCAGTTGACGCTTCCCGGTTCGGCCTGACAGGCGTGTGGCCTGCGAAAGTAACGCGCATCGACAATCTTTACGCCGCCGATTGGGACAAAGCGTCCGTCGCGCTATGGGCGGTGACGTGGGAGCAGCAGGCGCGTCTTTGCATGAGCGAAGAAGCCGAAGGCACGCGCCCGGAAGAAATCTGGCTTGGCCAGGCGCCGGAAGTAGGCGCGGAACACGTGGACGATTACGCGCGGGTATGGCCGGAGCCGCCGACCGGCGGCTAGTGGACAGCGAGGAGTTATGAATGAACGNTGATTACAGCTTTGCGGAGCTTGAGCGCCGCCTCTGGAACCTGCTGCGTCCCGGCGTAATCGCCGAGGCGGATTACGGGGCCGCGAAAGTCAAAATCCAGAGCGGCGATCTGGTAACCGGATGGATTCCCTGGCTGACCACGCGGGCGGCGGGGGACTCCGACTGGTGGGCGCCGGAAGTCGGCGAACAGGTATTGATGCTGTCTCCGGGCGGCGATCCCGCCCAGGCCGTCGTACTGCCCGCGTTGTACCAGCAGGCGCACCCTGCCCCGGCGGCGGATGAAAACGTCCGGCGTGTGAAGTTTGCCGACGGCACGGTAATCGAATATGACCGCGCGGCGCACCGGCTAAAGGTCGATTGCGTCGGGGATATTGAGATACACGCGGCCAAAAACGTGACGGTAAATGTTGACGGCAACGTAACGGCAAATGCAGGCGGAAACATGACGGCGGATGTGGACGGTGATGTTGCGCTTACATCCGGCGGCCGCTTCGATGTCAAAGCGGCGGCGGTGAAGTTTGCGGTTGACGGACGGTTCGAGGTAGAGGCGTCAAACATCACCATAGGAAACACGGTCAAAGACGGCAACGGGCGCGACAGCACGTCGCACAAGCATGGCGGCGTAAAATCGGGCGGCGACAGTTCCGGCCCCGCGCAATAAGTTAAGGAGAAAGCGAGATGGAAAAGTACATTAAAGTGAAGGTAAAAAAGGCGTTCTTCCTGCCGTCCGGCAGAAAGGCCGCCGCGGGCACGGTTATGGAGGTTCCCGCCGACATGGCGAAGTACCTGCTATTGAACGGCAAGGCTGAACATGCCAAACCTTGCCCGCCCAAGCCGAAGACCGCCGAAACAAAGGCTGAACCGGCTGTGGTGGCCGGAACCAGTGAAGGCAAACCCAAAACGGAAGAGCCGAAAGGAGCTAAAAAATGAGCGAGACGTTTTTACACGGCGTTGAAGTCGTGACAATCGACGACGGACCGCGCCCGATACAGACCGTGCGCGCGAGCGTCATCGGCGTAATAGGCACGGCGCCCGATGCTGACGAAGCGAAGTTTCCATTAAATACGCCGGTGCTGATAGCCGGCAGCAGGACGGAGGCCGCCGCGCTTGACACGGCGGGCGACAACGCGGGCACTTTGCCCGACGCGCTTGACGCGATATTTGACCAGGCGGGCGCGGTCGTGGTTGTAATCCGCGTCGAAGAGGGCGCGAGCGAAGCGGAAACGCTGGCCAACGTAATGGGCGGCGTTGACAGCGATACCGGAACATATGAAGGGGTTCATGCGTTTCTTGCCGCCGAATCCGTGCTGGGAGTCGCGCCGCGCATCCTGTGCGCGCCCGGTTTTACCGGGATACGCCCCGAAGATACGATCGACATGGGCGTAAAACTGGCGAACCCGGTTGTGGCCGAACTGCTCGGCATTGCCGACAGGCTGCGCGCGGTGATTATCGCCGACGGTCCGGACGCGACCGACGAAGACGCCATAGCCTGGGCGGGGGACTTCGGCAGTAAACGGGTATATGTGGTTGACCCCGGCGTGAAAGTCATGTCAAACAACGGCGCAATTACGATTCAACCCGCAAGCGCGCGCGTTGCCGGGATAATCGCAAAGTCAGACGAAGAACGCGGTTTCTGGTGGAGTCCGTCGAACCGCGAGATGTACGGCATCGTCGGAACCACGCGCAGCGTTGATTTCGCGCTCGGCGACCCGAATTCCCGCGCAAACCTGCTTAACGAAAAGAACGTCGCGACCATCATTCGCCAGGACGGTTTCAGGCTTTGGGGCAACCGGACGCTTTCGTCTGATAAAAAATGGGCATTCCTGTCCGTTGTCAGAACGGCGGACATGATTAACGAATCGCTGCTCCGCGCGCACCTTTGGGCGGTTGACCGCAATATCACGAAAAACTACGTCGGCGACGTGGTTGAAGGCGTCAACGCATACCTTGCGCACCTGAAATCAACGGGAGCGATACTGGGCGGCTCGTGCTGGGGCAACCCGGAACTTAATACGGCGGACAACCTGGCCGCGGGCAAGGTTTACTTCGACTTCGATTTCACGCCGCCCGCGCCGGCCGAGCGCGTGACGTTCCGCAGCCGGATGGTTAACGACTACTACGTGGAGGTGCTGTGATATGTCAAGCATACCGAGAGTATTGAAAAATTTCGGCGTATTCGTTGACGGCCGCGGGTATCTGGGCATCGCCGCCGAGGTGACGCTGCCCAAGCTGACGCGCAAGACGGAAGAATACCGCGGCGGCGGCATGAACGCGCCAATCGAACTGGATATGGGCATGGAAAAGCTCGAATGCGACTTTTCTTTAAAGGAACCGAACGAAGAAATCCTGAAGCTCTGGGGGCTGGTCAATCACGCCGGCGCCGTGCTGCGCTTCCGCGGAGCATTGGAGGCCGACGACGCTTCCGCGACGGTCACGCCCGTCGAGGTCGTTGTTCGCGGGCGGTGGCGCGAGATTGATTCCGGGTCGTGGAAGCCGGGCGACGCGGCTTTAATGAAAATCTCCGTCGCGTGCAGTTATTACCGGTACGCGTCGAACGGCAACGCGCTCATCGAAATCGACGTGGCGAACATGGTTGAAAAAGTCGGCGGGAAAGACCGCCTGGCGGCAATCAGAAACGCAATCGGAGGGTAAACATGAAAACCAAAGTGATTGAACTTAAAGACCCTGTTACCGTGAACGGCGAGACTTTTACGGCTTTTACCGTGCGATCGCCGAAAGTCAAAGACGTGATGGCGATGGAAAAATTCAGCAAAGACGAAATAGATAGAGGCGTCTATATGATGGCTTTGCTTTGCGATACGTCAATGACGGTGATTGGGGAGATGGAAACACCCGACTTCATGGAAATCCAGAGGTTCATTGCACCTTTTTTAGCCTGAGCGCTGACGATTGCCGTCGCTGCGTGCTGTCGCTGAACAGCTACACGCGCTGGAGCCTCGGCGAACTGCTTGACTTGCCGGTCGACGAGCTTGTCGCCTGGCAGCAGGCGGCAGTGGAACTGTACAGGGATAAATAGGATAGTCAAATGGCGGGCAGCGTTTTTCAACTGGGTCTTACTATCAAGGGGTCGCTCGACGGCAGTTTTGCGCGCAGCATAAGCGGCGCGAAGATGTCGTTGAACGAAATGACGGAAGTGTCTAAAAACCTTTCCGCCGTGAAGCTCGACGTTGATAACTACCGCAAACTGCGCGATGAAACCGCGGCGAACAAAAAAGAGATGGACGAACTCGCCGCGCGGATTCGCGCGGCGGGGCCGCATATGGGAAACCTGTCCGGCAGCAGCGCCGCCCTGATTGTCCGTTTTAAAGAACTTCAAAACTCTACCGCGGACAACAAAAAGCGCATGGCCGAAATGGCCGAATCGTTCCGCGCCGCGGGCTACGACGTTGAAAACCTCGACCGGTCAAGCGCGCGGCTTGGTCAGACGATGCAGCGTCTTGAAAAGATGTCCGACCTGCGCAGCAGGCTTGATGCGAACAATGCCGCGATGGAAAAGTCAAAGCAGTCGTGGTTAGCCCTCACGGCTGCAATCGCCGGCTATATCAAAATGGGGCAAAAGATGATCTCCCTGCAGGGGGACATCTTAAAATCTCAAAGCGGGCTTGCCGTACTCGGCGTCGCCGAGAGCAACATCGAAGGAATCACGTCGGAGGCAAAGAAGTTTTCAAACACCTGGGCGGGAACGACCGCCCCGGAATTTATCCAGGCGGCCACAAGCATCAAGAGCGGCATTGACGGCCTGGGCGATACCGCCGTCGGTGAATTTACGCGCATAGCCGCCCTGACCGGAACAGCGACCAAAAGCACTGTCGGCGAAATGGCCGACATGTTCGGCAAGGGTTTTAACATATATAAGGATCAGTTTGCCGAGTTCGGCAAAACCGCGATTGCCGGATGGGAAAAACTGTCAGACGACGAACGCAAGCTTGAGTTCGGGAAATGGTTTGGTTCAGGCATAGCGGCGGCGGCTAAAAAGTTCGGCGGCAGCGGGGCGGAGATGAGCGCGGCGATGGCGGCGCTCGGTACGACTGCGACGGCGGCGGGCATGTCGTTTGCCGACCAGCTCGCGGTTTTGGGCGAACTGCGCTCCAAAATGGGTTCTGACGCCGGAAGCGAATTACAGGCGTTTCTTTCATCCGCAAGCCAGCTCGGCAGCAGCGGCCTCGGCCTCGACGTCATCAATGAAGAAACCGGGATGCTGAAATCCCTGCCGGACATACTTGACGCCATCAGCGAGCGTTATGACGGCGTAATTGATCAGGCGGCCAGGGATGATCTGCAGGGCGTGTTTGGCAACCGGGGGATGAAGCTTGTCGATTTGCTGCTCCCACGGCGCGACATGTTGCGCAAGGCCGGCGCTGACCTCGCCGAATCGTTTGACGGCGGCCTCGAGGGCATGGAAGAAATGGCGAAGCTGGCACAGCGCGGGCAGGGCTTTACGCTGCTTGGCCAGCAAATTGGAAACCTTGCCGGCGCTATAGGAAAAACCCTGTATCCCGCCGCAGAACTGGCCGCGGGCGTGATAGGCAAGGTTGCGACCACTGTACAAAGCCTTACGGAGAGGTTCCCGAAACTGACGGGGATCGCCGTGGGCGTGGTAGGCGGCATTATAGGCATAACGCTTGCCGCAAAGGCGCTGTCAATCGGCATCCTGTTCGCCCGCGGCGCGATGCTAAAACTCCGGATACAGCAGGAATGGATGATGGCGACCAATCCGCGCCTCGCGGCATCGACCGGCATGTTGGGCAATGCGATGTCCTTGACGGCTATCAAAACAAAGGCTCTTGCCATCGCTCAAAAAGCCTGGGCGATAGGTTCAGCCATTGTGATGGGCGCGACAAAAGCCATAACCGCCGGATTCAGAATTATGAGCCTGGCCGTGGCGTCTAATCCAATAGGCTTGATCATTACGGGCATAGCTCTCGCCGCCGTGCTGGTCATCAAGTATTGGGAGCCGATAAAGGCGTTTTTTGCAAGATTGTGGGGCGCCATTCAACCGCTGTTTTCAGTCGGCAGCGCATATATCCGCAAGGCGTTTTCTTTTACGCCGATTGGATTTTTAATCAAGCACTGGGAGCCGATAAAGGCGTTCTTTATAAAGCTGTGGGACGGCATCAAAACCGCCCTTTCATGGTCTCCGTGGGGTCTGGCCGTAAGAGGCGCTATCGCGGGCGCAAAGCTGATTATCAAGCATTGGGAGCCGATAAAGGCGTTCTTTTCCGGGCTTTGGAATCGTGTCAAAGAAATATTTACCGAAAGCATCGGCAAAATATTCAAGATATTTGAACCCGTTAAAAAGCTGTTTTCCTGGATTGGCGGCGGCGTGAAGAACGCTTTTTCCGGGGCGGCCGAAGCCCTTACGGCCGGAGCGCCCGCCCCGGCCTACGCCCTTGCGGGCGCGGGCGCCGCGCCAC